CCGAGATGCGGCATTTCAGCTTCTGCCAGCCCTCTGCCGAGACGATGTGCTTTTGCCCGCGATCATCAATCCAGTAATCGCGGGCCTTGTCATCGAGCGCGACGATGGCCGAACGGTCAAAGCGCAAACGGTCATCGGCAACACCGACCAGATCGGCCGGGATCGCGGTCCCGACAATGTCACCCGAGGCGCGAGAGACGATCATGTCCCCATCAAGCTGAGCAATCGTATTCATGGCTTAAGCCTCCCCGCGCAGGATCGCATGCGGTTTCATGTAATTTCCGGTCGAGAGGTAGCCGATCACGGCATAATCGACTGCGTATCGCCCCTGCTGGCTGGTGAGCGGCCACACCCCGAACGTGGCCAGGGCCTCGTTGTCGACGCCAACGTCAGCATCCGCCATCTCGATGCGCCACTTGACCTGACGCGACCAGTTCACACTCCCCGTGATGCGAGGGACAGACGATCGGGACCCATAGCTGGTGGATGACCCGGTCGAGTTGAACAGCACATCCAGCCGCGCACGGTTCAGGAGCGCCGTGATCGTGGCGACGTTCGAGCCGTTGGTCACGACCCTCGCCACGAGCATGCGGTCGAAGGTGGTGTCGTAGCTCGGATCGCCCTCAGCCGGCGACGCGCCGGTCAGATCAGCCAGTTCGAACCGGCCGTTCGGATAAGTCGCGGCGGGCGTGGCCGTGCCGGTCCCCGGAGCATGCCACCTGACGTGATAGGTCTTGTTGGCGACAGTCGCGAAAGTGCGGTCGGCGAGCAGGATCTGATCGATCCCGAACCGGCGCAGGCCGCGATGCACCCATGTCTGCCCCGCCGCGCCAACCACAAGGCTGCCCGATGCATGCGAGAAGGTCAGGACAGCACCGGCTGCCTCGATCTCGGGAAAAAGCGGCTGGAGCTGCGCAAGGGTTGCGAGCCCACCCGGCGTCACATAGGCCGGCACAGCCGCCCGCCCGAGCACCTCGTCAGCAGTCGCCTCGCGCGCCACGCCGTACGCACTGTCGGTCGCGGCCGCGCTCGCCCAGCCGCCCGCCGTGCGCCGGAGATATCGGCTCGCACTGCCTTCGCTCACGCTGTTGTCGACAACGACATGGCCGACCGGGGCCGGGGTGATGACCCACACCCCAACCCATTGCGCGAGCGAATGGGCGAACCCCGTCCATGCGCCGGTCGGGGCCGCGCCGATAACGTAGCTCGCGCCGCTGGCCGGCAAGGCCGGGGGCGCATTGAGCACACCGTCGATCGCGAGGAAGAACGGACGCACCATCCGGCCCAGATGGATCTGCTGCGCCGCATCGATCTGGACCGTGATCGCGCTCGGATTGGCGACGGCGAGCTTCAGTCGATACGTCGCTGTCACGGCCTGCCCGGATGCCGGCGCGGGCTTGAAGCCGTTGCCCATCCGCGCCACGCCGATCATCGTGCCGTCGGTCGCGAACAGGCCGCATTCCGAAACATTGAACCCGTGCGAGGGCCGCGCGCTGGCGTCGTTGGTGTCGGCCGGCAGAATGGCATCAACCACGATTGCCCCGTCCACCACCGCCATCGACGCGATGGTCGCGCGATATTTCTCGCGAACCAGCGCGGTCTGCGTCGCGACGGGATTGTAGGGGACACCGTTCGCGTCGCCCCAGCCCACATGACTCAGCACGAGATTGGTGCCGCCCGAGAGATCGGCAAGGATCGCGGCGGCACCCGCATTGGTGATCAGAAGTCCGGTTGTGCTCATGGTGCGGGCTCGATTGTGATGAGGGTTTCAACGAGGAGCCCAAACGTGGCGACAACAGCGCCTGCCGGATCCTCAGGGGTGAAGGCGTAGGGGTCGACCACGATGGTCTCGTCGACGTGAACCCCGGCTCCCATCGCTGCGAGACCATTGGCCACCTCGCCGACGCCGAGATAGATCGCGCGCGATTTGGGCTTGGCGGCGTAGAGCCGGGGCCGAACGGCGGCGATAATGGATGCGATCTCCGAGAGGTCGGCTTCGATATGAACCGAGGCCGTGCCGCGCCGCCCCTCGGGCACGCGCTCCCACCATTCGGCGATGGATGCCGGGTGGCCGCTGGACAAAGCCGCGACTTCGACCGCAAAGCGCGTGCCCTTGCGTCGATGATAATCCGGGCTGTCGGCGATGGTCTGGCGCTTCTGGACTTCGGGCCAGGCATCGTCCCAGAAATCGACCGAGAGGGCATAGGCCAGCAACGGCAGCATCGCCTCGGGGCAGCGCCACGCATCCCACAGCGTCTCGATCGCAGCGGGGTCGATGGCGCGGAGAGGTTCGAGCGCTGCAGCGAGTGCGCGCTCCTTGTGCCGGTGATTGGAGGGGACAAGGCTGGCGCTCATCCCAATGCGCCCCCGACAGCGAGTTGATATGTGAGGGTGAGCGTGCCGAGGCGCGGAGCCTTGAACAGATGGGCCGTGAGTGCCGGATCGAGCGGCGTGAAACCATCAAGACCGACGCCGGCCAAAGCAGCCGCGTTGTAACCCGCTGCCGGCGCGTTCACGTCCGATGCTGGGGCCGCGACCGAGACCTCGATGATGTTGGGATCGCCACCCGAGGCAGCGGCCGCCAGCGTGTCGCGCGAGATGCGGCGACCGACAAGCCAGGACGGGCCGGCAAGATCGTCCCCGATCCAGCGCAGGCGCCCTTCGCAATAGGCCCGGATGCGCGCCTCGGCGGCCGCAAGCAGGGTCGCAGCCGATGCACCGGGTCGGATCTTGAGCTCGATCGCGACATTGAACGGCAATTCAACAGCCGCTTCGGTGGCGACGAGATCGCCCATCGGCCGCAGGTCGCGGCGGCGCAGCTGCGCTTGCACCGTCGCCAGGAGATCGCCGATCGGCCGGGTCATGGTCGAGCGCGGCAGAACCACAACCCGGATGCGGGGCGCGAGGCACACGCCTTCATCTTCCGAATAGACGGCGACATCGAGCACATCCCCCGATGCCGACAGCGCCCAGAACAGATAGGCCCCCTCCGGCCCGCAGGTGCTCCAGCTCTCGGGCGAGAGAGCGATGCGCTGGCGGAAGGTCTCGTCGTCTTCCATCACGGCCGGGGTCGACCCCTCAGCGGGCGTGATGATCCGGCGCGTGAGCCCTCCGAAATAGGTCATCGCCAGATGATCGAGCATGGGGCCGCGCGCGCCCGCCAGGGTCACCTGCTTGATGCGATCATTCACGTGGCCGCGCAGCATGCGCTCCAGCTCGGCCGCCACGCGCAGTTGCGCTGTGGCCGGATCGTGTTCGAGCGCCAGCGTGTCGATCGGTGGCTGGTCGCCCCGGATCGCATCCCAGGCGGCGGTGAAGAGCGCCTTGTCGCGCAGGAGATAGGCCTCGACGGTCAGCGTCTCGAGGATGTCCGCCAGCGGGTAGGCGGAAAGATCGATCGCTCCATGCCGCGCCATCATGCCACCTCGCGAACCGGCAGTTGCATGGTCTGCGCCTCGGCCCGGCTGAAATCGCCGAGATGACCATTCGGATAGTAATCGCCACTGAGCAGGAAGGCCGCATGGCCATCCTGCCCGAGCGAAACAAGCCGGATCTGGCGCAACCGGAAGCCCGGCTCACCCCAGTTCGGATTGACGGGACTGAGCGTGGCGGCGATCGCGACATAGACGCGCATGACATTCTCGGCCGACATGTTCTCGTCCTGGAGTGCCGGCAGCTCCGAACCGATGCGACGCCGGAGAACAAGCGAGGCAGGCCGTGTCGTCAGCGCCCGACGCATGCCCTGTCGGACATGGTCGAACCCCGTGATCAGCTTGCCTGTCGCTTCGTCCATGCCGGCGCGCATGATCAGGCCTCGTCCGCCTTAAGAGCGGGCCGGCCGGCTTTTTCCGGTTTGTCCAGCTCGATATTGTCGCGCGCCAGATCATGCTCGGCTTCGTCGGGCGTGAGCTCGACCTTGCCATCCTGGACGCGCTGGCCTGCAATCCAGTCGATGTCGTCTCGCTTCACCCGGTAGGTCTTCTTCATAATCATCTCCTCAGATCAGATCAGGATTTTGGAATTGCCGTCGACGGCGACATCTCCGGCATTGTCGAGGCCGCCGACATAATGGGCGGGGCGAGAGCCGCCATCGGCCTTGAAGACGCCGATCATCTGCAATTGCGCGGCTGTGAGCTCGAAGCCCTTGCCGCCGACCGTGATGCGGATCATGCCGTCCTTGATCGCGAAGCGCGCATTGCCTTCCGAGAAGACGCGCGCGAAATCGTCGTCACCCGAGGGCTCGGCATTGTCGTCGGTCGGGCCGTAGGGATAGGCCCGGGAATGCGCCCCGATCTCGCCACCGGGCGAGAGCAACAGCATGCGCTCGCCGATCGCCGGGCGGTTGCGCTCCTTGTGACCCGACGCGCCGGCTCCGGATGACGCGCCGCGCCGCACGAGCGGCGAGCGGAACGGCTTGCCGGTCGCAGGATCCTTCTCGTCGAATTCGAGGCGCATCTTGTCGCCCTGGTGTTCGACCACCTTGCCGACCATCACGACGCTGGCGAGCTTCCGGCCCAGATCCGCATTCTCCTTGCGCAGGGCGCGAAACTGTTCGGCGATGTATTCGAGGTCGCTGCTCATGACCGCCAGCCCTCGACGATCTGCTGTTCATCGGGGGTCAGCTCCGGGCCGAGGCCGATATTGAGCTCAACGGGCGAGCCTTCGCTGGGCGCGCCCGCGCCGGTCTGGCCGATCACGCCCATCACCGCGTCATGCGCAGGCCGCACCGCGAAAAGCACCTGCCGGAACGATACCGCGACCAGCGCGAGACCTTTTGTTTCCAGCCCCGCCTGCAGCACCGGCCGCGCTTCAACGTCCGATGCGGCCGAACACTGGCGCTGGCCGAAATCCTGATCATCCAGCGCCTCGGCCAGCGTGATCGAGCGATCGATCAGATCCTCGTCGATCGGCCGGCCGGCCGCGCCTCGACCGGCGATGACAATCGCGAATTCGCAAGCCACGTCACGGCCACCATCGGGGCGCACCACAAAGCGGTAGCGCGGCAGCACGAGAAAGGCCGCAGGCGTGCGGAAGGACTGACGCTCGACATCCTCGGGATCGACGAGATCGAGCTGCCGCCTGCACTCGGTCACCAGCGGCGCGCCCTCGTGCTGGAGCGCGATGAGCCAGCTCTCGATCGCCGCGAGGTGGATACCGACCCGGCTCATCGGCCACCCCCGAGGATACGGCGCAGGAAGGTTGCGACAGCATCGAGAATGTCCCCGGCGTTCTCGGCTGAAATTCCGAGATAGGGGCGCGGCCGGATGGTGACCTTGCGCGCGA